GATTTGCCCGTAAAAGCCTCTACGTTTCGGCGTGTGGGGCTTTTGCTTGTGCTGCGGAAAACTATCGCTTTGCATCTGCAAGCCCACACGTGCGAACGTGGCGATTCCGTTTTTTCTTGGTGTATCCTACACAAATACCTCACCGAAGTACAGCCTCTTATTCTGTACATTTAGCCGCTTGCTATATTTCCGGACGTATGGTAATATACACTCAACGCAAGGGAAACCAAGCGAAAAACAAATTTTTTGGAGGAAACGAAAATGATTAGTTATGCAGAGGCACTTAGCAGAGCAAAGGCAAACAGAACCGACTGGAACGAACGGGAGCGGATTGCAAAGGCAATCATCACTTGGGTGGACAGCGAGTACGAATACGAGTTGGAAATCGAAAACGAGGGCATGGACGACACCGAATTCACCGATTGGGTGGAGAAAAACGCCGAAGAGCTTGCCAAAGAGGACGCAGCCGAAAACAGCACAACCCTTGACGAGGTTACCCGCATCGACTACGAAACGGAAACGATTGACGATGATGCCGAGTTCGAAGAGGACTACGAAGCATGGGCTGAATTTGAATGGGAATGCCAAAACGACCGATAAGCCAAAAGCCTACCACCAAAACAAAAAGCCTCGGAACGCCGAGGCTTTGGCTCGTACAGGTTTTTCGTTTCCCCCACTATGAGCTTTGGTGTATACTACACAATGAACTGCCGCGTTCTCCTCCGATTTTTCTGTTAGTTTAGCCGCTTGCTATTCCTCCGGTTGTATTGTAATATGGGTACAACGGAACGGGAAATACACCGACCGAATTCAATTTTACGGAGGAATATTTATGTGGCACGAAGGATGCATTGCAGTCAATGGGATTGCTTTTCACTACCAAGCAAAGGTTTATGACGTAGGCAGTATTTACGGTATCCGGCAAGGACGAATTTCCAAGCTGACGTTGAAACAAGACGGCGAGGTTGTTCTGAATTACGACCGAGGCTGGGATGTAAAACCTACAACACCGGAAGCTGAAATAGCCTTGGAAATCCTGATATACGATTATGCATAATTACAAAAACTAACCCCCTACCCTGCACGGAGCCGAAAGGCTCTGTTGCTCGTTCATATCTATTTTGGCATCCGTAAGGGTGCTTTTTTATTGCATTTGACTGGAGGTATGGCTTATGAAAGAACAAAATTGGAGTTACAAGCCCTCCCGATTCATGCTGCCTACCTCGCATTACGACCAGCAGAAAGCAGACATGGCAGTCCTTTTTGTGGAGCAACTCAAACACACGAAGGGAATATGGGCTGGAAAACCGTTTCTCCTTCTTCCGTGGGAGGAACAAATTATTCGGGATTTATTCGGGATTGTAAAACAAGACGGCACAAGGCAATTTCACGAAGCATATATCGAATGCGGGAAGAAAAGCGGGAAGAGCGAGCTTGCAGCAGCCATTGCCTTGCTGCTTTTGTATCTGGATAATGAACCATCTGCCGAAATTTATGGTGCTGCCGGTGATCGAAACCAAGCCAGCCTTGTTTTCGATGTCGCATTGCAATTTGTTGTAAACTGCCCTGCACTCATGAAACGCTCCAAAGTTTCCAAGGCATCAAAGCAGATTTTCAACAAAACCAATAACGGCGTTTACAGAGTCGTCAGTGCCGAAGTTGGCACAAAAGCCGGTGTCAATGCCAGCGGCGTTATTTTTGACGAGGTATTCAATCAGCCCGATGAACGGCTTTATCAGATTTTGACTCGTGGTTCCGGCGATGCCAGACAAAACAGTTTGATTCTCAGCATTACAACTGCCGGATTTGATTTGAACAGCTTTTGTTATACCACATTGCATACAAAAGCGTTGAATATTCTCAAAGGCAAAGCGGTCAATCCCACGTTTTATCCGGTTATCTACACATTGGAAGAAGGCGATGATTGGCAGAAGGAGGAAAGCTGGTACAAAGCAAATCCGTCTCTCGGCATTACCGTTCCAATCGAACGCTTTCGGGAAGCTTATCAAATTGCCTTGGAAAATCCGGCAGAGGAAAACTATTTCAAAACCTATCGTTTGAATACATGGGGCAGCAACGAGACTTCTTGGCTTCCGGATAATGTTTTTATGAAAGGAAATCTGCCTATCGATTTATCTTCCCTTCGTGGCAGAAGCTGCTATGCCGGATTGGATTTGTCCAGTACCACAGATATTTCCGCACTGGTTCTGCTTTTTCCGCCGGAAAGCGAAGACGATTGCTACTATGTCCTGCCATATTTTTGGCTTCCGGAAGATACGATTCAAACTCGATTTCGTCATGCCGGTGTGCAATATCCTACATGGAAAAAGCAAGGCTACCTATATGCCACGCCGGGAAATGTGGTGGATTACGCATATATCCGTTCGGAAATCAATCGGCTTGGTACGCTTTACAACATTCTGGAAATCGGAGCTGACCCATGGAATGCAACACAGCTTTTGACGGAATTGTCGCAAGACGGCTTTACCGTTATTTCTATTCGCCAAAATTATGCCATGCTCAGCCCACCGACAAAGGAATTTTACAAGCTGATGCTGGAAGGAAAGCTCATTCACGGCGGCAATCCGGTTCTCCGCTGGATGGCTTCCAATGTCATTGTGGAAACAGATTCTGCCGGAAACATCAAGCCCAGCAAAAAGCGGGCAAAAGAAAAAATTGACGGCATCGTTGCAAGTATTATGGCATTAGACCGCTGTATTCGGAATCAAGGGGTGCAGGAAGAGAGCGTCTATGATTCCAGAGACCTACTGATTCTGTAAAGTATACTATTTGAATAGGAGCGTGACGCAATGCGTATTTTCAGCGGACTTTTCAAGTCCAGAGACCATCCCAAAAACAGCTACGACAGCCCATCCTACACCTACTTTTTCGGTCGTTCCAACAGCGGAAAACGAGTCAGCGACCGAACCGCTCTACAGCATACTGCCGTGTATGCCTGTGTTCGAGTGTTGTCAGAAGCAATCGCACAGCTTCCCTTGCACGTCTATCGATACACGGAAAACGGAAAAGAGCGAGTACCCACGCATCCGCTTTTTTACTTGCTACACGACCAACCGAATCCGGAGATGACCTCTTTCGTTTTTCGAGAAACCTTGATGTCACATTTGCTGATTTACGGCAACGCCTATGCTCAGATTCTCCGCAACGGCAAAGGCGAAGTCCTCGGCTTGTATCCGTTAATGCCGGATAAAATGAAGGTCGACCGTGATGAGAAAAACCGTTTGATATATATTTACAGCCGCTATGATGAGGCAAATCCAAACTTGAAAAAGCAAGGCGATATTGTGCTGTATGCCGATGAGGTGCTGCACATCTGCGGACTTGGATTTGACGGATTAGTCGGCTATTCTCCGATTGCAATGGCGAAAAATTCTATCGGGATTTCTATCGCCTGTGAGGATTACGCCGCTTCCTTTTTTGCAAACGGAGCAAGCCCGTCCGGTGTGCTGGAACATCCGGGCGTGATTAAGAATCCGGAGCGGCTTCGAGACGCTTGGGCAAAAGCATACGGCGGACATAACTCGCACAGAGTCGCTGTGCTGGAGGAAGGCACACACTACACGCCGATTTCGATTCCAAACAATGAAGCACAATTCTTAGAAACTCGCAAGTTTCAGGTAGAAGAAATCGCTCGCCTGTACCGTGTGCCGCTGCACATGATTGGCGACTTAGACCGTGCCACGTTCAGCAACATCGAACAGATGTCACTGGAATTTGTGATGTACAGCCTTGACCCTTGGATTGTTCGATGGGAACAAGCACTGCAAAAGGCACTCTTATCGGATTCTGAAAAAGGACAGTATTTTATCAAATTTAATGTTGATGGACTTCTCAGAGGTGACTATGCCAGCAGAATGCAGGGATACAGTGTTGGTATTCAGAATGGTTTCTTATGTCCTAATGATGTAAGAGAGCTTGAAGATATGAACCTCATTCCCACAGAAAAAGGAGGCTTTACCTACATGGTTAATGGCAGTATGACACCCCTTTCGTCGGCAGGGGCGGCTTATGCAAAAAATATCGAGAAAAAGGAGGATAACGCAGAATGAAAAAATTCTGGAATTGGATGAAAAACGAGGATACAGGAGCAACAGAACTGTATTTTGAGGGACCTATCAGTGCTGAAACATGGCTCGGAGATGAAATCACTCCCGGACTCTTCAAATCGGAACTGGAGCAGCACCCCGGAGATTTGACTGTTTGGATCTGCTCCCCGGGCGGAGACGTGTTTGCTGCGAGTCAGATTTACACGATGCTTCGCAACCATAAGGGCAAAATCACAGTGAAAATCGATGCACTTGCCGCATCCGCTGCATCCGTGGTAGCAATGTCAGGTGATGAAACATTTATCAGTCCTACCGGAATGCTCATGGTGCATGATCCGGCGTGTTTTGCTTCCGGAAATAAGGCAGATATGGAAAAAGCAATCAAAATCCTCGAAGAGGTCAAGGAATCCATCATCAACGCCTACGAGCAGAAATGCCATCTCAGCCGTTCAAAAATTGCAAAAATGATGTCGGAAGAGACTTGGCTGAATGCGAAAAAGGCGTTACAGCTTGGCTTTGTGGACGGCATTCTGTTTGCAAAGGAAAAGATGCCGCAGGCTGAACCGGAAGAGGAAGAGGAAGAATCTACAGAAGAGGAATCCTCTGAAGAAGCACCCGATGAGGAAGATGATGACGAGGATGACCCCGATAAAAAAGAGAAAAAGCCGCCGAAGGACATGGTAAGCTTCAGCTACACACCTGCCCGCACAGCGGCTTCTTTTATGCAGAAGGTTTCTGCAACGCAAACAGGTACACCAATCGCCCAGCTCGATAAGAGACTGGAACTTTTAAAGTATTAATTTTAGGAGGCATGATAATATGACTATTCAGGAACTGAGAAAAAAGAGAGCCAAGGCATGGGACACGGCTCGTGATTTCCTCGACAATAAGAGAAATGCAAGCGGTGTGCTTTCCGAGGAGGACAGCAAAACCTATGACGCACTGGAAGCCGAGGTCGTGAACCTCGGCAAGGAAATCAAGCGTTTGGAACGGCAGGAACAGATTGACGCAGAGATGAGAAAGCCCACATCACAGCCGATTCTTGGTACTCCTGCAACGCCCGACAATCAGACCAAGACCGGCACTGCATCTGCGGAATACACAGCTGCATTCTGGAATAATATCCGCAACCGCAACTGGATTGATGTCAGAAATGATTTACAGGTCGGCACAGATACTGAGGGCGGCTTTCTTGTGCCAGATGAGTTCGAAAAGAAGCTCATTTCTGCACTTGAGGAGGAAAACGTATTCCGTCCACTCGCTACCAAGATTCAGACATCAAGTGGAGACCGTAAAATCCCCGTTATTACGCAGAAGGGCGAAGCAACGTGGATGGAGGAGGAAGAGGCTTATACACTCTCCGATGACGCTTTCGGACAGATTGCTCTCTCCGCTTACAAGGTCGGCACTGCTATTAAGATTTCTGAGGAACTTCTTAATGATTCTGTTTTCGACCTGCCTTCCTACATTGCAAAGGAATTTGCAAGAAGAATCGGCACAAAGGAAGAGGAAGCGTTCCTCATCGGTGACGGTAAGGGCAAGCCTACCGGCATTTTTGCTGCGACAGGCGGTGCGGAAAACGGTGCGACCACAACAGGTGCAGCTATCACTTTTGATGATGTAATCGAGCTGTTCTACTCCCTCAAGAGTCCGTATCGCAAGAAAGCTGTGTGGGTGCTGAATGAGCAGACCGTGAAGGCGCTCCGTAAAATCAAGGATAATACGGGCAATTTCATCTGGCAGCCTTCTGTCAGTGCAGGACTTCCCGACACCATCCTGAACCGCCCCTATGTGACCTCTGTATATGCTCCGACTATTGCGGCTGGTGCAAAGGCAATTGCATTCGGCGACTATTCCTATTACTGGGTGGCTGACAGACAGGGACGTTCTCTTAAGCGTCTGAATGAGCTTTTCGCTATGAACGGACAGGTCGGCTTCCTTGCTTCTCAGCGTGTGGACGGCAAGCTGATTCTGCCCGAGGCCGTAAAGACTCTTACAATCAAAAAGGCGTGATAGCATGATTACCCTGAACGAAGCTAAAAATTATCTTCGTATCGACCATGAGGAGGATGACAAGCTCATCCTCCAACTGCTCGATACGGCAAAATCACTGGTCAAGGACGTGGGCAGAATGGATGAGGAACGCTTTTCAGAAAACGAAGATGTGGTACGGACAGCAATGCTTTACACGGTTTCTTATCTCTATGAAAACCGCAATACCGCAGACTTTTCCAAGCTGAC